ATCGCTAAAGATATAAAAAGCTTAGCGAACGCTTGAATAAAGCACACATTCAGATAACTAAATAGGTGGGCATGCGCTCACTTATTTTTTTACCCAAAAACCGCCTTGTATATTTTCGCAGGCGCGCACGTTCTATTAGGCGTTATACGCGTTTCTAATCATGTGCATCTGCATGTATATGTATGAGGCTATAATTGTATTAAAGGCTTTGAAAATCGGGGGGGAGTATGAGATTTTGTCTTTTTTATCATTTCCTGTTTTAAATTTTTGTGCGACCGCGTACAACATTCAAGTCCTACTGACGAGTGGGCTTAGGTTACCAACGCCTAAAACCAAAACGTGGGTTAGAAAGCTATCGCTAACAACCAAGAAAGGATAGCAACATGGTGCGTTCGTCTAATGGTGTCGGGGTTTATCTCCGCAGGACAAGTTGATTTCATCTTCTAAATGTTGGTTCGAATCCAACACGCACTACTAACCAAACACGATTGATTATGAGAATTACGGAAGATTTTGCATCGTTGTTAAGCGACTGCAACGATATTATGCACACGAAAACTTCGACTTTATTGTTGGAGTTATCGAAAGGAAATATTAATGACGAGCAACTGCTCAAGGGAGATATACCTATGTTCCTCAGTAAAAGTATAACTGAGATAGGCAAGGTTAGTTATGCGACGTATAATAGAATAGAATACTATTCTTGGAGTGACGAGGAAGCTTCCGATTGTTCAAACGAAAAACGAATGAAGGCTAAGGTAGGTAAAACTATCAAGAAAATATTTACGTCTTCTTTCTTAGACGGGTATTACGGCGACAAATTCAACAACGATGTAGAACTTTTTACATCTCAACTTAAGTCTAAGTTTGACGAGGACAACGAAAGTCATCTTTGCGAAACCAGAGATGTAAATAGTAACTATCATTGGGAAAGAACTTCTCCTGATACTATCGAAGGTTGTGGTTCTTTAGGAGAAAGTTGCATGAGGAGCGACGAATGTATAGAAGAGGAATACATGGCTTTATACGACTGCCCAGACACCCCCGCTCGCTTATTATATGCAGATGCAGGGGAAGGTATATACGCTCGCGCTTTATTGTGGGATATTGGAGGTGAAACCTACATGGATAGAATTTACGAAACGCACGACGGGGATATGAACGTATTCAAGTCTTACGCGAAAAAGAAAGGGTGGATATATAAAGAACGCCAAAGCTATAATAGAAAGACTAAATGGATTGTTAACGGGGAAGCACAAACTATTCCCTTGATTGTTAATTGTACTGACTTAGATTGCGTTGAGAAATTCCCATATGTAGACACGTTTAGTTACGGGTTCATTGATGATGAGGGAGAATCCTATTTAACTAATGACATGAAGCATGCTCATAGCGTGTATGGAGTTACTGAGTTTAGGAGGTTTGAAAGCACTTCGGGAAGACACGATGTAAGAGAATACTATATAGTTCACTTTATTAGTGATGACGGCTCGACCACGTACACAGGATTAGATATTAACGAGGACTATATAAATATCGAAACCTCCTCAAACACTTCCCCGATGATACAGAAAATTTACTCAGCTTGGAGGTTAATGAATCCAAATGAACTCTACTTTAGATTATCAAGGATAAATAGTGAAGGTAAAAGAATAGTGCATAGGATAAGGGATGCTTTTGATTCGCGAATGTGGGTTCACTTATCAGAAACCATTGAGTGTGAGTATTCAAATTCCTTATACCTTAAATCTAGCCACAAATTAATTGAGGTTGAGCATAATGGCGGGGTAATAAAAGCTGAACCTAGATTCTTTATAACAGATAGAGATGGTGTTCTGAGAGCGAAAAACGATTGCGCTTGGTATATTGATTCTAACGGGAAACAGCAGATAGTTTACAACAGAGATGTGCCTACCATTACTTACGAAACTGTAAAAGATTGGTTCGGGGTTAGAAGATTGAGGAGTGAGTGTACTTATATTGAAGGGTACTCTGATTGTTGGATTTCTAATTCAAATGTACAACTAATCAAGACTATGACCTTAAGAACTCAAGAGGCTAATACCATGCTAAGTACAGGTAATATTGACCAATACATATTAAGTACAAATAACTAATAATAAAACCAAACAAACTATGAATTACAAGGAATTAAAAGATAGCTTACAAGAAGTGTTGAGTACTCAAGCTACAAGCCACGAATATAGTGACACTATGAATTTTTTGATAGACAAATCTATCGAGTTAGGCGCAGACGATGTTGAGGTAGATGAACACGATAATATATATATCACAAAGGGTAAAACTGATGTTTATCCCTGCGTTGTTTCACACACAGATACGGTTCACGATATTTACAAGGAGTATAAAGTCTATCAAGTCAAGGGCAACTTCGTTGCTTTCGATTCAGATACAATGCAACAAGTAGGTACGGGTGGCGACGATAAGGTTGGGATGTGGGTGTGTTTAGAAATGCTACGGAAGTTCGATAATATTAAGATATGCTTCTTCGCTCAAGAAGAGATTGGTTGTGTAGGAAGTTCTAATGCTAGAGAGGATTTCTTCAACGATGTTGGATACGCTTTCGAGTGCGATAGGAAAGGTAACGGAGATTTCGTTCAAGAATCTTCGGGAGTTAAGATGTTTGGAGATGTATTTAAGAAGGCAATCAGTTCAACCCTAACTAGTTACGGATACAAGATTACTGATGGCGGTTTAACTGATGTTCACGAGATTTCTCAGATTGCAAACATATCATGCGCTAATATGAGTTGCGGGTATTACAATCCTCACACCAAGAAAGAGTACGTAAATATTGCAGACGCAGTAAATACCTGCAAAATGGTCGGGGCTTTAATTACTAAGCTAGGAGAAGTCAGATACGACCACAAAGCAGAAGACGTTTATAGTAGTTATAGTGGTTGGAGTGCTTATAGTTCGTATGGGGCTTATGGGCATTCAAAGTGGAAATCTAAGCCTGTAAAAAAAGTTATTAACAATTCTAAAATATTCTCAGGTTGCGATATGTGCGGGGCTATCTCTACTGATGGTTGCGATTTTTGTATTACTAATCACGAGTCAGAGATTACTGAAGAGCCTTTAAATGCAGTATCATCGGGAATAAGTTACGCTTGTAGTTGCGGAGGTACTCAAAAATCTTTTAAAGACTCAGAGGGAGAGTTCTTGCATTGCAATGCGTGTGGAATGTACAAGCCTTCCTTTATTCCGTTTTAAAAATTGTTTGTTTGGTTAGTAGGGGGTATGCTCAGTAATGGGTACACCCCTACTTAAAAGTAAGTAATATATAACAAAGTTTATAACTAAAATATATAGTCATGTTTAGAAAGTGTATAATAGACCAAGTCATTATAGATGGTTCTCTGAGGGGTAAAAGCCTTGAAGTGATACAAAGATACTTAAGTGTATTTTATAGCCTTAAAGCGTCTAATAATGTGCTTAAAAAGAGAAAGAGATACCTATGGTTATCGGGTAAAGTAAGAAAGGTGGTAGCTAAAACATTTAATAATGCGTGGAAAACCACGTACAACGTTGATAAGATATGAAGTTTTTACACGACAAGAAAGCAGTAAGAAAAACTGAGTTTGATTTTAAAACTCCTGAAGGTAAGAGGGCTTACGCAAAAGACAGATACGATAAGTTAAGAGGGCTTAATCAAGCTAAAGAAGGTTTAGTTACTAAAAGCGATTACGAATTGGTTATGGGGTTTGTTCCCGATAAGCTATTCTTAGACAGCGTTAAGGTTGGAAGAAAGTGGATAGATAAGTTTGGGCAATACAAAGGTACTCACGATAGAAGACAAGCAAGATAATGAACTCAGAAGATATACAAAACGTAATATGCTCTCTTTGTGGGAGTCCTACACCCGAAGATGAACTAATGTTCTCAGATTGGGATTATGCAATGTGTGGCAAATGCTACACGGGTAATAACGAAAAAGAAAAAAACGACTAAGATTATGGGAAAGATGAAAGAAAAAGCTATCAATGATAGAAACGAGGACAGAGATAACTTCGCGAAGATGAAAGAAAATAAACTTATAGCAGAATTTATGGGTTTCCCTACTCAAACAGATGTAGTAGACGATAGAACATTAGCGTATTATGTTGGGAAAAGTATTATTCATACAGACAATAAAGACAACGAAAATGATGATGATGTGTATCATCCCGAAGATATGCAATTTCACACCTCTTGGGATTGGCTGATGCCTGTAATAGAAAAAGTATTCATACTATCTGAAGATGAGGAGGCTTGGCGAATGGATATTGAAAGTGGACTTACCACATTGAATATAGATGAAACTTACAGAGCAGTAGTAGAATTTATTAAACAACTAAAACAAGACTAAGATGATAACTAAAGAGAAGAGCTGTTTAGGAAAATGTGTTAACTGCGGGAGCGATAACATAGAGTACAGAGCAATGGACGTATTTGATGACTACGTATTCTATCCTATATACTGCAATGAATGCGGGGTAGATAGTAAAGAGTATTACAGCTTGGTGTATGATACATCAGTAGCATAATTCATTAAAGAACTAAAACAAGACTAAGATGAGCGAAACGAATAAAACAAGGGTAATTAAGTACATAAAAACGTACGGAAGCATTACACCTATCCAAGCTATACAAGACTTGGGAAACACAAGGCTAGCAGCCTCAGTATTTGAACTTAAGCAGTTAGGTTGGAATATTGAAACAGAGATGTTGAAAGTCCAAAATAGATTTGGGAGAACCACTAATGTAGCAAAGTATTCTTTAAAAACTGTTGAGAATTAAAATAAAAACACTATATTTGTATCACTAATTAATAACAGGGAACTATGAGCAAAAAAACAAACAATTTGCTATTTTGGGATTCAGTACAAACTACTGACCCAAATTTTACAAAAGAAGTAGGCTTCGGTCGGAAGTTTACGAGTATCAACGCACAATATCAAGTTAGAGAACTTACACGAGCATTCGGTCGTATAGGAGAGGGATGGGGTATTAGTGAAGAGCAATTCTACAACCTTAACGGTATAGACGGTCTTATATGCTATCAAGCAATACTTTGGTATAAAGACGGAGAAGAAGTACGCAACTTTGCTATAAACTCATCTATCGCATCTCACAACGGAAAAGGTAAGCTAGATGATGAGTGCTTTAAAAAGGTTTCCACCGATGCGCTTACAAAGGGATTATCTAAGTTGGGATTCAACGCAGATATATTCTTGGGTATGTGGGATGATAACCGATACGTTAATCAAGTGAAGGAGTCTTTCAAGACTAAAACAAAACTAACACCTACGAAGTTGGACGCAATGGTTCTCGCTATTAAAGGAGGTAAAGGGGATGTTGTGAAGTCTAAGATGGGTGATTACGAGATTACAAAGGAACAATCCATAGCTCTTAAATCAGCTTTCGATGAAGCTAAGTAAGGGAGATGTTAAGACGGCTCTGATAGACGCGGATATTATGCTCTATCGAGCCGCTTGGAAGCATGAAGGCGAGGATGTGGAAAGCGCTTACGAAACTATAGACGCTATGTTTGAGCATTTATTTTACGTAACTAAAGCAGATAGCTATATAGGGTTTCTAACGGGAAAAGGTAACTTCAGAAAAAAATTAGCTACAATAAAACCATACAAAGGTAATCGCAAAGATATTATCATGCCTGAGCATTTAGACAAGATAAGGGACTATCTAATAAATACTTGGAATTGTGAGAATGTAGAAGGGCTTGAGGCTGACGACGCTTTGGGTATTTGCCAAACGGAAATGGAAGACGCGACAATTATTTGCAGTATAGATAAAGACTTGCTTCAAATAGAAGGGTATCATTACAATTGGAATAAGAACGAAATTTCGTTTGTAAGCGAATACGATGCTTGGCAAAAACTTTACGAACAAACTTTATCAGGAGATTCTACTGACAATATAGTAGGGATACCTAGAATTGGGGAAAAGAAAGCTAAGAAGTTATTGGAAGAGTGTTTTTCTATTGAAGAAGCTAAGACTGTTTCTATATTTGCTTACGCAAAATACTACGAAGATGATAATCACTTAACTATGTTTCAAGAAAATCACGACTTAGTAAAGATATGCACGTCATCAGATGATAGTCGATTATCTGAGAAGTTTTTAATACCAACAATAAGTTATACTTTTTAAAATGGATGATAAAAATTTTCAACAAAAGATGTTAAAGACTCAAGTAGAAACAAATGACTGTGTAGTTATCGCTATAGGGAATTACGTTAGCGACGAGTCCCCCGACATGGAAATCGAATTTGCTTTAAACGCAGATACTGAGGAGTTGTTCGGGTTGTTCAGCGAGTTATTTAAAAACAAAGCGGTTAGAGATGAAGCTAGAAGAGCTGTCCTTCAATCTGACTATGGTAAAAATCAAGACAGCTTAGATAATCTATTTAATTAATCAACTATGGAAAACAAAATAACAGGAACTCTAGTAAAAGTATTAGAGGCAGAAAAGGGAATGACTAAAGCAGGTAAAGAATGGGAAAAGAAAGGTTTCGTTGTAAAGACGGTGGACAAATTCCCGAAAGAGGTTTGCTTTACTCTATTCGGAGAGAAGACAACCCTAATAAATTCTCACAAGGTAGGAGATTCCGTAGGGGTACACTTCAATCTTTCTTCAAGAGAGTACAACGGTAAATACTATCACAATATAGACGCGTGGAAGATAGATGCGTCAGAAGGCAATGCCGAAAAGTTACCCGACAATGGTTACCAATCGGCTAAAAAGGATGACTTACCTTTCTAAATAAAAAAAGTCTTTTAATCGTAGAGGGGGGTTTGCCCCCTTTACTTAACCCTTAAAGTGTTTAGATTATGTCTAAAGAAAACAAAGTATCTCAATCAGAGATGAACAAGAGAATCAAGCAAGTTACAATGGAAGCAGACTTTCGTTTTAAGTGCTTAGAGTTAGCAAGTCCTACGTCTAAAAAGATAGAGGACTTGTTAGAGAATGCTTCACTAATATATAACTATGCTTTCCACATCCCTGCAAAGGTAGATGAGGATGCAAAGTAGTGACGCTTTTTTAGAGGCAATTAGTTTTGTTTCCAACCTCACGGGAGTCCCTCAAATAGATATAATGAAGAAGAGTAGAGAGAGAAACTTAGTAGTATCTCGTCACTTCTTGAGGTATTATTTGAGACGTAATTTTGAAATGACTTTCAAAGAGGTTGGGGACTTAACTAATGGTCATCACTCATCGGTAATACATTCAGTAAGATATGTAGAAGACTACTCTCTTTTTGACAAAACCTACAAGCTATACAAGGAAAGCATAGATGCTAGAGTTTTTGTTCAGAAGTTAACCCCTAGGGAGAAGATTACTAAAGTCTTAGTGAGTACAAGGAACAATGAATTTAAGTGTAACGCTATCCTAGAGATAGTACAAGAAATTATAAATGGATAACCTAGAACAACAAAATAGAGGTCACTCTAGACCTGTGGTAGCTGTGTGTATTAATCGTAGCGCTGAAGAATACAAGGAAGTTATTTGGTTTGGAAGCGTTAGAAGTTGCGCTAAATACCTAGAGAGAAATCCCGCTGCGGTTACTAAAGTTTGTCAAGGAGCGTGGAATACTTGCAACAAACATAAACTATACTACGAAGAGGATTACGAGAAAGAATTTGGTAAGATAATAAAAGACTGGGAGGACTAAACAATGAGTAGAGGATTTAAGGGAATATGGATTCCAAAAGAGATTTGGGAGTCTAAAGATATATCTATGCAAGAGAAAGTTTTCTTGGCAGAGATTCATAGTTTAGATAATGAGAATGGTTGTATCGCTAGTAACGCTTACTTCGCTGAGTTCTTTGGGCTTAGCAAGAGTAGTGTTAGTAGGGTTGTTTCCTCTCTATCTAAAAAAGGTTTAATAGATGTTAAACTTTTATATAAACCCAATAAAGAAGTAGACAAGAGGGTTATTAGATGCAAGAAGTACGGAGATAAAGAGGTTAAGGTTATAGAGAGAGAGATAGCTATACCTAAAGCACCATCTATGTCTGTGGGATTTGTTTCTGAAATCATTGACTACTTAAATGAAAAAGCAGATAAAAGGCTTAGGGTAGGGTTAGCTATAAAAAAGCTAGTCAATGCTAGGTGTAGCGAGGGGTATGTCTTAGACGATTTTAAGCACGTTATAGACGTTAAGTGCTCTCAATGGTTAGGAACGGACTTCGAAAAGTTTTTACGACCTTCAACGCTCTTTAGTGCGACTAAGTTTTGTGAGTATCATTCAGAAAAACTCAAGGCTTCTAAAGAAGTTAAGGCAGAAGAAATTACTAACTCTCAAATAGGTTTCTACAATGTATAGAATAAGCAATAAAGACGATATAAAAAGATACGCAGGGAACGTATTCAGAAACGGATTACCTAAAGGAGTATCTACGGGGATACCAAACCTAGACCCTCACTATAAATATAGAAAGGGAGAGTTGGATGTTATCATGGGGTTGGCTAATATAGGTAAAACTACGACGATGTTCTACCTTATGCTTAATGCTTCGATGCGTTACGGTTGGAAGTGGCTTTGCTACTGTCCTGAGAATGAACCTGTAGGCGATATGATTTCAGATATAGCAGAGATGTTTATAGGTAAAAGTGCCGATAAAGACAGAGAAGATAGGATGACTGCAACTGAATTTAGTAATGCAATCGATTGGGTTCTAGACCACTTCACTATAATATCATTCAAAGAACAACCGTCAGCCACTCAAGTGTTGGAAGCTTTTGAAGAGCAGATGGAAGTACTAAAATACGATGGGTGCTTAATAGACCCTCTAAACGACTTACGGGTTGAGAATGGATTTAGTAAGTACGACTATTACTACAACATGCTATCTAGCATTAGGAGATTTAAGCAAAAGCATAACGTAAAATTTATACTAACGACTCACGCAGGAACTGCCGCAGCTAGAAAGAAAGACGATGCAGGTAGAGTGCCAGCACCCTCAATGTATGATGTGGAGTTCGGTGGGATGTTTGCCAACAGAACAGATAATTTTATAGTTATACACAGGCATTTAAACAGCGAACAATGGGATGTTACTGAATTGCACGTAAGGAAAATAAAGTTTCAAAAGCTAGTAGGTCTACCGACTCAAGAGGATAGTCCTGTTTATTTGAAGTTTTCCCCAAAAAGTTGTAGATTTACATACTTAAACGCATCAGCAGGAGGTAATTTCTTAGACCCATTGAGTTCCGTTAAAGTAAAAGACAAACAAGAAGATGAATTAAACTTTTAACCATGGGAAGACTAAAGCAATTTTTAATACACGAACAAATGCGTTTATCGGGAGATTGGCGAGAACAAAATCATTATGAATACTTAGCTTGGAGAAAAAGCTTAGAAGAACAAGAACAATATGGAGAACAAGAATTATCACACGGACAAGGAGATAAGAGCGAAGATAGACAAGATGTTGAAGCAGAACGCTATCAATGTAGCTAATTCAGGAACGGGAAGTAGACTAGATATTGGAGACGAAAACCACGTACAACAGGCTTGGCTCGCTCTTCAGTTTGAGATAAGAAGACTTGACCCTGTATTTTACAACATAATAAAAAACTAAAATGATTAAGAAAGACGAAAAAACAGAAGCAGAGAAGCACGCAGAAGATGTGGCAAGAAATACTTGGGACTCTTGGATTGTAGATTTAACAGACTCAGACCAACCTGAATCTTGCAGTATAGATGACGATGATTGTGAAGCCTGCGGAAGCTAACTAACTTAAAAATAAAATACGAAGAACTATGATACAGAACGTAATAATTTTAATCGTAACTATATTGTGTTTAATTACAGTGGTAGAACCCTTTATGAACCGCAATAAATAAAGCAAAATGGATATAGCAATACAAGCAATGAAGATTCTAAGGGAGTCTCAAGAATCAAGAAAGGAATCTTCTTTTATGACTCAGTACTCAAACTTATTGTTGGAGATTCATAAAATGGAGGATGAGTTAAATACAGTTAAATCAAAGCTATCAAATCAGAATTTTGAATTAAAAAGAGACAGGGTTAATGGTTTGAAGTTAGCTTTAATAAGCTTCAGCGAGTGCTACTTCTTGATGTGTAGCTACAAAGAGCAATCTACAAATTGGAAGTACAAGTACTTGGAAAAAGAAATGGAATACATTAACTTTGTGAATAAAGGACTGAAGGATGAGTAAGATTGAAAGCAGTGTTGTATCTAAGATTTTAAAGCGCTCTAATCAAGGCTTTGAGAAGTATGGAACAACTATGGAGAGGAGTGACTTAAGTCGCTTAGAATGGCTTATACACGCTCAAGAAGAATCAATGGACTTAGCAGTCTACTTAGAAAAACTTATACATGAGGAACAAAAGAAACAGCCCTGTAAGAACTGCCGCTGTGAAGGCGGGGTTTCGCAGTGGACTAGAACATCGAGTTTGGAAGAATTTGATCCAAAGAAAGGTTAAAGGCGCAGCCTACGAGCCTATTAAGATTTCATACGTTATCCCCCTGAGTAAGCACTCTTACACCCCCGATATAGTATTAGCCAATGGTATTATATTGGAGGTTAAGGGTCGCTTAATGAAAGCGGATAGGGATAAACACGTATTAATCAAAGAGCAATACCCTGATATAGACCTTAGATTTGTATTTCAAAATGCAAACAATAAGATTAGAAAGGGAAGTCAAACCACTTACGCTCAATGGTGTGAAAAAAATGACATAAAATGGTGCGAGAAATTAGTCCCCGATAGTTGGCTTAAAGAGTAAATGTGTTATATTTGATTATTCCCTGTTTATCTCTGCATTGTTTGTTTGGTTAGAGACTTGGTAGCCCTTGCATTTGCGGGGGTTGCTTTTTTTTACTATATTTGTTTCATGGAAAAACAATATCGACCTCGATTATCTGAATTTGAATGGAGTTTAGTTCGAAAAGCTAGAGAGTCAGAATCCCCATCAACAGGAAACGTCTTAGTTATAGGCGATATTCACGAACCTTTTTGTATAGACGGATACCTAGAGCATTGTAAGGCTCAGATGGTTAAGTATAGATGCTCTGAAGTGGTATTTATAGGAGATATAATAGACTCTCATTACTCAAGCTTCCACAGAGCAGACCCTGACGGTTACGGTGCGGGAGACGAGCTAGAAAGAGCTATAGATAAAATACAAGCATGGTATAACGCTTTCCCAATAGCAAAAGTTTGTATAGGAAATCACGACGCAATTGTTAGACGTAAAGCTTTTGATAGCGGAGTTTCTAAGGCTTGGATTCGAGATTTCGATGAGGTGTTAGGAGTTGAGGGTTGGGACTTTAAAGAAGACCACAAAATAGGAAATGTTCTTTATGTTCACGGAACAGGAACTTCAGGTAGAAATGCTGCAGCAGGAAAGTCTTTAGAATTTAATTGCCCCGTAGTTCAAGGACATATTCATACAGAATCTTCCGTTATTTATAATGGAGCTAATTGGGGAATGCAAGTAGGGTGCGGAGTTGATAGAGATTCCTACGCTATGGCTTACGCCAAGCATTTTGCTAAGTCTTACAAGTTATCTTGCGGAGTTGTACTCAACAATGGAACTCTACCAATCGTAATACCCTTTATTTAGAATCAGGAGCATATACTGTAGCTGCCGCTAAAGCGAACATGACTAAGTGTTGCCAAGTAACCTCGCCTGCAACTTCTGTTTGATGAACAGCCGCGATAGCTATAACACCACCTATAGTTCTTTTACTAGACCACTTACCGTTTTTATCCTTAAACATTTTAGGAATAATAAACGACATAATCTTAGCTCCTGTAGTAATTAAAGGATTAATCATAGGGTCTTTGATGTCTTCAAGCTCTTCGTTTTTAACCTTTCTATTTTTCCTTCTTAGTCCCATAATTAGGAATTAAAAATTCAAATATTTTATCTACCTTACCGAAGATAGCATCATCTTTTACGTTAGGTGTAAGTCTAACGAAAACTTTTGCGGCAGCCATTAATCCAACTAATACAGCGATAATGTCTGAGCCGTTCTGTGAAATGTATTCAATCATGTTTTCTTAAATTATATTTATGTAAAATGAATCGGGAAGTATAGACAACAATGAATCCAAGGTATCTCTACTAGAGGTAACATCCAACTCCCCATCTTTGTTTATATCAGAATAAGACTTTCCAACAGCAATGCAACCTCTTAATTGAGAATGATAATTTGCTGCATGAACAAGGATGTAATCCCTATCTTCAACATCTTTAATTATAAAATGCTCGCCATGTTTTTCTGAGAACCTTACAATAGCAAGGTACTCTCCTCTTGGAATGCAAGATACATTAGTTTTATTATCTTTCCAAGAAAGCTCTAAGGTTTTGCAGGAAAAAGACTCCTTTATTTCGTCGTGAATAGTTAACGCTCCGAGTGTTTCTTTCCCTGTATCTACTAATCTATTTAAAACTACTTTCATCTCTGTTTGTTAGGGCTTCTCCCATTTCACTAATTAAACTAATCATTGCTTGAGTCCAATTTTTAAAAAAACTTTTCATCACTTAGCCCTGTTTACCTTTTTAGCAACTTTCTTACTGTAAGAAGCTTTTTGCTTTCCTTTAGCTGTTGCTTTCTTTTTTTTCTTGTTCTCTGAAGCCTTTTGAGCAGGTGTAAGGGACTCTCTAACGCTCTTTGGTAAATATCTACCTCTTTTACTTTTAGGCTTCTTCTTGTCCTTATCTGAGATGTAGTCCCATTCTTGCTTAGTCCATTTTTTAAGACTTTGTTGAGGTTTTTTTGTAGCCATTATTTGTATCCCCCTCCTGCTTTTTTATATTCGTTAGCTAATAGTTGAGCTTTTCTTGCAGACCATTGACCTGCCCCACCACCTTTACTTCCTGCTTTTATCTTATTAAATAAACGCTTTCTCATAGTTGGCTTGGTATAATTACCTGAACTATTAACTGTGCTCTTTTTCTTCTTTACAGCCATAACTTACCACTTTACTTTATCAGCCCAATAGGCAGCAGACATCTTTCCTTTAGCAATATTCTTTCCGTGGCGAGCTTTAAATGATTTACGTTTAGCTTTCATCTTATCAGACTCTCCTTTCTTTGGTTTTCCCGCAGTGCTTGCGCCTTGCTCTCCAAATCGAATAGTCTTGATTTTATCTCCATCTTTAGCAACCACCACGTGTGATTTCTTAGGGTGGCTAGGGGTTCGCTTAGGTTTGTTGAAACCTGAGACTCCTGCCTTATCTAGTCTTGAATCTTTCTTAGCCATATTAACCTGTAAATCCTGATGAGTATTTTGAATACTGATAACCTAAATTAATCCTAAGATTTTCAGTTGCACCTCCGCCGTGACCTGTATTTCTTATAAATGCGAATATCTTCTTTCCTTGAGGTATTACTACGCTAGGAGCGGCTGAACCTACGAAGCCGTATGAAGTGCCAGTTGCCGCTACGTTTATTGTAGGGACTGTGCATAAAAAAACGGGACTTACAAGGTTGCTCTGTGAAGCGTCGTCATTGTTGTAGTAAAAAATTACTATATCTACAGCTCCTGTAGCGCCTGTGTTAATAACTGAGCCAAAAACTTTAAAATTCCTCATATCAAAAGGAACGTCAACTCCACAGTTACTATACAACCCAAACATTGCTGCGGGAGTTGTGCTATTTATTGCTGACTGAGTATTGAATTGACTCCAACTATTATTCGACCAACCCGCTCCTTGATGCCCAAAATACCACCGATTAGCAGCTCCTGTAGATATAAAAAAAGAAGTGTGCATTAGTATAGCAAAAGTCTTATCGTCAGATAAAACAGAAACGGATTTAACTAAAGCGTGTAAAAAAGCTCTTAAGTTTTCTAGTTTAACACCACCCTTTACGTTAGTCTTAAAGTTTTCTTCTATAAAAAAAAGTAAGTTATCTCTATCAACAAGCTCGTTTGCGGTAACGGCAGCAGAATCATTACTTCTTGACTGTGAGTTAAACTTTAAAGCGTAACTAGCAGCTTGGGCTGTATAATCAGGAGTATTAGGCATGTTATTCTTTCCCTTTAATTAGTAATTGATATATTCTAACAGCAGTATATGCAACAGCTAAAACAAGAGATAACATTCGTAATCCTTGCTCAACTTCAGCCATTGTAGAAAGCATTACTGCCCCCCCATTTACTGCGGTAATTTCTATAGAGTCTTTTATTTTAGTTATAGTATCGTTCATCCTTCTTATTTATGGAGGTGTATCTATTCATTTTACTTCCGTAAGCTAAAATCCCTCCTAGCCTTACTACGTTATCTCCATTTATGTGCATGTCATTTTGAGAAGACTCATACTCAGGATAAACACCTACGTTTTCGGTGTCATCTAACCACTCCATCATATCTTTTAAGAGTATCTCAGCCTTTCTAAAAGTATCATCTTTAAGGACAGCTAATTCAGAAGAATCAGCAGCGTCACTCCAATCGTCATCATTAGTAACTATACCTGAAGACGTTGTATTGTATTGCATGTCATTTAAGACTTCATACTTAACGTAAAAAGATAGACAAGGCAATATGTAGTTATTTAAAAGAGTTATCTCGACAGCTTGTAAACTTCCTGCGTGATGCTTTTTTCTTAACTCTCCCCAAAAATAATCTCCTAAGTGAGGTTTAAGGTGCGTTAATTCAGCTATAAGAACTATGTTGTCATCAATTATAGAGGAGTCCATATTGACGTTAGTCATAGCCTTTAAAACCACTTCATTAGCGGTTATAAGATTGTTGTATTGTCTATAATCTGTTTTAGCCATTATCCTTACCTTTTAAGTCTTCTAAATAAATATCTTCTAAGTCTGGTCTCTCCTCTAATCCTATCAATGCCCGAAGCTCGTTTACGTCAGCTATTTTAGTAATATCAATATCTGCAGCAAAACCTATAGGGGATTCGAATTGAACCTCTAAAGATGAAGCGTCAGTTTTTAAGACTTTACCTAAAGCGTCACGCATAGGCTTGAATACTTGCTCTATAGTGTCTTGAATAACTGTCCTCATAACCAAGTCGTAAGAAATTCTAATCTCACTACCTGTGTTATTCATTTTACCACTAGAAACAATACCTGAAAGAGCGGGTTGCCATCTGTGAGCTGTAACTATATTATTACGGGTAAGCTCTTGGTATTCCATAAAGCTACCGTCTTTGTCATCTTTAAGTATCTGAACATTAGCACCTCCACCTGAGCCGCCTCCGTCTTTAACTAAGAATAATATCTTTCCGTTATTACCTTCTCCCGTTAATTTGTCTTGAGCTAAAGAAATTAATTCCTCTGCCTCATCGTCGCTCATAGAGCCGTCTATCTCAACGATAGCTGAAGGCATAAAGCCATTCTCAAATTTTGAACGATTGTATTTTTGTATAAGATAATCTATCTCTATAGAGCCACTTTCAGCCGCAGCTATATAATCAGGAATACCATATCTTTGGAATCCACTTTCGTAATCCTTAAACATAAGAACAGACCGCCCATTCTTAAAGTTAGGGAACATAGGAATCTTACGAACCTCTTTATCCTTAACGTCATAGTGCGCCCAATCAGGATTAACATAAACAGAGTCCATGTTTTTACCTACACGAACCATTGTTGAGTCAACGTGATACATATTGCATCCACCCTCGTATTCAACAAATTCAATGTAGGAGTTTCCAAATGTGTAGAAATCATCTACAACTAACCTAAAAAGGTTTCTTAAAGACTGCCCTGAAGGGTTAACCTCCTTTAAATAGTCGTTTAATTTTGCGTTTATGGTAGTTATTTTACTACCCGCTGTGTAAGTTGCTTTTTGAGAAAGAATAGCTCTGTGTGTGCTTGACTTTCTTTTTAACTCAGCAAGATATTGAGGGAACAAATTATCATCCCCAAATTTATAGAACTCTTTTGAGGTTATATTGTGTTGTCTCTCTAATATGTTAGGCATAGGAGCTAAGTTTACTATATCAAACTTAACTTTACCCGTTGCTTTTTGCCTTATAGTTTTAGATGTCGCACTAGCTACGAATCTTCCGTTGGAATCTCTTTTTCTTTCAGCCAAAATTTTACAAGTATAATGATTACACAAATATAAGAAAATTAAGGGGGTACTTCCGTAGTTTCGCCCCTTAATCTAAATATTATTACGCTTTAACTAAAGGTAATCTACCTTGAATTGCAGTAAAAGTTAACGTAACGCCGTTAGCGTCTACTAAAGCTGTTCCTGTGTCCGCTTCAATCCCCGTTAAAACTAAAGGATAAAGAGTTGTAGTTCCTGTAGAACCATCTCCTGAACCAAGCTCAGGGTCATATCCAACTAAATACGTAACATCGCTGTACATTTGAACTAATGCGTTTAGAGGTGTTCCTCTCATATTCTCCAAAGCAACCAAAGTTGTTAGCTTCATATTCGGAACGTACCCTTCTATTGTTACTGTATGCAGCATTAATCCCTTGTCTTGAGACGAAGAAATCTTCATGTTTGCAGTTTCTTTATCGAAAGATATTACTACTGCAGTACCTCCTTGGACTATACTCGAATCTGCTACAGTTCCGTTGGCTGCTCCAGTGTCAAATAAAGTTGCAGAAGAATACTCTGCTAGGCTTAATGATTTAATTCCACCTTTTACAAAGTGGTCAGTATTCACTACTGTTATTGCTGATAATGCCATTTTATTTTTTTTTAAAAGTTATAAAAAAAGGGAGCGGAGCAGAACCCCAACTCCCTTTAATATTAATCATTATACTGTATACTATTGGTGTAACGCAGTAACTGCTAGTTTAGCATCCATTAATTGCGTACCGCACTTGTATCCAAATCGCATTCTGTATGCTTTTTGGTCTTGAGAATACCAATTTTCAACTGAAGCATTGTCAAAGTCAGTACCTACAGCAATAGCTCCGTCAGCAACCATAACAACACGACCTACTGAATTAGCATCTGTAGCTCCATCAATTAAAGCGTGGTCACTAGCAATGTGTGAATCCCAATCTCTACGAACAACAATAGGAATACCATCCCAAGTTAAGTTTGGAGTTCCATCTTGCAATACCATGAAAGACTCAGAAATACCTTGCGCTCTTAAGTACTTTCTATAAGCGTTAGCTATAACACCCGAAACAAACATTGTTTTAGGTAGCTCTAACAACTCAGGAGTTGCAGCGTTATAAACGGATTCAAAGATACTAATAACCTCAGCGCCTGTATAAACACCTGCTGCGGCTAATGCACAACCTGTTGATGGGCTAGCGGAACTTATATCTATAACTAGTTTTTGACCACTAGCTAATGAGTCTTTAAGAACTTCAAAGATTCCGTCATAAACATCGTAATCAAGGTTTCTACCTGTTGCATCTGCATCACTTCCTGCTGCGGTAGAGTTTACGTTTGCAAACCATAACTGTCTGTTGAAATCACGCTTTACAGCTTGAAGCATAACGCCTGCCATAATTTCTTTGATTACAGTTCCGTCAATATTATCTTTAGCTGTACCTAATTTTAAAGCTTGAGATTTTACTGTAGCAAAAAATACGTTTGCTCTTTGCTCCATTTCAGCTTCAAGATTTCCAACCACTAAAGTTCTTTGAGTGTAAGCAGAAGTCTCAGCGTCTGCAGCAAATGCAGCACCTGCATTAGGAACTGTAATATACTCAGCAGACTGAAAGTGGTCTAGCTTCATGCTTGATTTTACGTCAGGATAAAGCGTAAATTTGTTTAAGTATTCTTGCCCTAAAAATAAAGGCGATAAGAAATACTTCGCCACCTCTTCTTGGTGGTATCCTGAAATGCTTGTACTAATAGCGTTAGCCATAATTTAGTTTTTTAATTTATTATTACTTATTGAAAATTTTGTTTGCTAATTCATCCCAAGCGTCTGGTTTATTAGCGGTTTTCTCTACTATTCTAGGTTCATTCTCAGCTAAAGTAACTGAGGGTGTAGCCTCTAGTTTTGAAATTCGTTGAGTCATTGTCTCAAACTGAGTTTTAAACTCTTCCTTAGATTCATTTGACTTTTCTTTTTGAACACTTAGTTTCTGAGATAAAGAATCTCTTTCTTCAGTCAATTCGTCTAATCGAGCCTTTAAGTCATCTACATTAACAGCCTCTTCGGTTGCTACTGCTTCTGTCTGTGCGGCAGGCTCTGCTTGCGCCGTTTCTTCTGCTTTACCTACTATTAGGCTTTTGATTTCTGTGAACCAATTTTTCATAGTTTCCTCGTTCATTTTACTCTCTGTTTTTATTTCTTCGTTTCCGAAGGTGGTTAATATATCCTCTGCTGTTTTGTTTTCGAAACCACTCATATCGTATTTAGCTACAATATCCATTTTACCCGCAACGCTATCGATAAAGCCCATCTCTTTAGCTTCATCAGCACTAAGCCAAGTTTCAGCATCCATCATAAAGGAAATCTTTTCCTCATCAAGATTACTTCTTTTAGAGTACACGTTAAGCATAGTCGCCTCAACTTTCTCTAAAACGTTTATTTGTCTTCGCATTTGAGACTTATTACCGAATACATTACTCATAGGAGAATGAATCATAAATAAGCTATTAGAGGTCATTTCTATAGTGTCTGCTGCCAAAGCTATCACTGAAGCCATAGATGCCGCTAAACCTTCTATTTTTGCCGTTACCTTACCTGAATAGTTCTTTAACGCTGTGTAGATTGCTTGACCTTCGAAAACATCGCCTCCTGTACTATTAATATGGAGGGTAATATCTTTACCTTTTAAATCTTTAAGGTCTTGCAAAAAACTCTTGGCTGTAATCCCGTGAACACCTATCTCATCATAAATGAAGATGTCTGTAGATTTGCCTTTAGCTTTTGCTTCTATCGGATTGATAGCGTACCAAGACTTATTTTCGTAAATATTTTCCATAATACAAATATAAATAATTAGTTAGTTATAGTGTTGCCATTGCTTGACACTTTATTCTTCATGTAATCATAAACAATTCTTTGAGCTTGCCTTATAGATATATTATACTCTACTGATAAGTCTATAAATATATTTTTTATAAGCTCTGAGTTATTCTTCTTTAGAGCATTATTAAAATCTAATCTAATCAAATAGTTCCTAACCGAATTACTACTTAATAATCCTTCATCATAAAGAGTGTTTATAGTTTCTTTAGAATCAGCTCCGCAAAGCCCCTGTATTACCTCTGTTAGTTTGTTTTTCATTTCTTAAAATTTAGCTGAACTTTCTAGCATTTTAACTCTTTTTTGTGTTTTATTGAAAGACTCTACAGGTAGTACTACGTTTGTGTTTCGACCTATAACACTCCCTAAAGCTTCGTAATCTATAAGCCCTGAGCCGCCAAAGTTAGGCGAGCCAAAAGAAGTTCCTCCTCCCGCTACATTCATAGCACTCAAAGCCCCACCAAACATAGAAGTGCTTTTTTTATTTATAACAGCTTCGCCTCCTTCAAGCTCAACAACTCTACCGCCTACAGCAAACCTCTCCCCGCCTTGAGCGTGAGAATTACCATGAACCATACCCCCTTTTGCAAACTCCTGAGCCTTAATGGAACTAGAAGCTGTTGCGAAACGAGCAAGAGCTAGCGCAGCTTGTATAGTGTATTGAGCAGCACCTGCCGCACCGAAAGTAAAAGCATTCCCAGGATTTGCAGACGCAGCTACGGCTATATTTGATAATTCTTGTATGAGGTTAATCTTAGCCATTTTAAGCTCGTTTTCCTTTCTTGCTTCAAAAGCCTCTTTCTCTAGTTCTTTCTGCTTATCAGCGGCTTGCCTTTGATTTATAAGACCATCTGCAGCTTCTTGATTAACAGTGTCTTTCCTTTTTTGGATAGCTCTTTCTTGGTTTGCTAACTCAGTCGCTAAGGCTTTTTTTCTAGCGCTAGCAATTAACTCTATACCTTTTAAAGCCAAGTCAACCTTTTGTTTTTCAATATTCTCTTCTTCTTTAAAGGATGCTTGGGCTAACTGAACATTAAGGTTAGAAATTTTAGCTCTTATTTTTTCTTTTTCTGCTTCAGTAGAGCCTGCAATTAAAAGTAGCTTTTCTTGATAAGCTATTTCATCTGTAATATTTTGTATTCTAAATTGCTTGTTAGTTAAGTTCCTAGTTTTTGCTTGCTTTAAAGCACCCGCAGTTTTATCCTCTTGAAACTTCTTTGTTATAGCCGCTTCTTTTAAGTTAAACTCATCGGTATTTGTGTTCCTTATTTGAAGGGATTTCTTTTTTGCTTGAGTCTCAAGCTTATCTAGTCGAGTTTGTATAGCTATTCTCTTCGAGTCATTGTCAATCTCAAAAGCAAACATAGCCGCAAGCAAGTCCCTTTCTTTTTGTATCTTTGCTTGAATAATAGATAGGTCAGTATCAGCCCTGCTTTCTTCGTCAGTAAGGTCAATCTCGTTTAGCGTTTTTATCTGAGACGATAAATTCTCTCTAGACTTCAACTCAAATTTATCGTATTGTTGAGCTAAATCTGCTCTCCTATCTTTTTCGTCTGAAATCTTTTTATTGTCAGCGTCGTCTAAAATCTCCATCTTAGCTAAATGCGCTTTGTAGCTATTCGCGTAGTTATCAAGCTCAGAGTTAAACCCCTCTAAAGTAGGCGCGCCTAAAAAAGACTTCATGAATGAAAGCTCATCATCAGTAAAGTTATTATCCCCTCCAATCATCTTAGTCCTAATTTCAGAAGTTCTATCTCTAAATCCTTCTAACTGTTTTTGGCTTTCCATAAACACATCCGCTTGTCTTTTAAGCCCTTGGTCTGTGATTGTTTTCGCTAACTCAGCTACCTCGTCGGCGTTAATACCTAAAGCACCCGCCCCGCTAAACTGCAAGAAGAAAGCTTGAGCTTTTTGCCAAGTAGTAGCATCTTCACTAGAAAGAATATCAAAAAAGTCTGCAATCTCTAAAGATTTATCTTTAATAAAATCAGAGTCTCCCATTGCTACTTTTAGATTGCCCCAAGAAGCGGAAAATCGATCTAAAGCGAATTGACTAGAATCCATATTTTCCTCCAATGCTTTTTGGGTATTAGCAGCACGAAGAGTCTCATCTTGATTCTCAGCTAAAACTTCATTATAAGTTGCAGCGTTATCTCCCGCAAGAGAAAATATAGCGGTAAGCCCACGAACATTACCAAACATTAATTCAATATCTCTAGGGCTAGTCTTATAAACATTATTCAATCTCTTTAATGTTTCAGTAAACCCTACCGCTTTCATTTGAGCAGCTCCGATAGGAATGCCGTATTTAACAAATAAATCTCTAGAAGCAGATGCGGGTTTTTGCATTTGAGATATGGCGGCACGAAGAGCTGTTACCGATTTTGCAGCATCTAAACCTGAACGAGTTGTAGTTGCAATAGCAGCTCCTAATTCCTCTATCGATATACCCGATGCCGCAGCAAAAGGAACTACAACCCCTAATGATTTAGAAAGTTCCGCTACAGTTGTTACACCGAACTTTTGAGTTGTAAATAAGATGTCGGTAATCCTTCCTGCTTCACTAGCCTCTAAGCCGTAAGCATTTAACACCGTAGTTAAGCCCATTGTAGACGACTTTAGGTCTGTAACCCCTGCAATAGCCAGCTTAGAGGATTCGTTAAGAAACCTTATAGCATCCCCACCCGATATACCTGCCGAGACAGCGTTAAACATTGCTTTATTAACATCCTTTAATCCAAGACCAAAATCCTTTGCTAGCTGTAAAGACCCCTTATATAAGTTGCCTGAGAACAAACCCGTATCGTCTGAGTTCATAAGGGTTAAAACATTCTTAACTCCTTTTTCGTATTCAGCAAAAGCTTTTACGTTAGCACCTATGAACCCCGTTAATCTTCTAACAACTGCAATAGCACCCGTTATAGCCGCAGCCATTTTAGCAAAGTTTTTTAAACTACCCGCTACAGAGGTTGTTTGTTTTTTCTGAGCAGCAGTGTTTTTATTTGTTGTAGTTGTGTTTTTAGTTATGGCAGCGCTTTGAAGTTTTATAGCGTTTTTCTGCCTTTCAATCTTACTAGTCAGATTCCCTACTTGCTTCGCGCTTGCAGCGTCAGCGCCTTTATGTTTAGCTTTTTTCTTTAAAACATCTGCTAGCTGTTTGTTTAACTGAGCTAGTTCTATTTTAAATTTACCTAATTGGTCTCTTCCGTCGATACCAAATTTAATTCTGTACTCATCTGTAGCTTTAGCCATTTTCTATAATATTTCGTAATTAGTACCTGTTCTAGTAACTAGCAATAACTCAACCTCTGTGGTTTCTCCTGAGAAGTTAAAGTCTTTTATTTTGTTTAATATGTACAATTCGTTGTCTATTTTTATTAATTGCTTAAAGTTAATAGACCTAACGTCTTCCGCTGTTAAATACACTTGAGCAGTAATCATCTTATCCCTCATCGACAACATATCAACAAGTCCTTGATGATACTCTTTAAACAAGCTAAAAGATTCTCCTTGATTACTTTCGCTATCTGAAAATAAAATCGAGGGAGTACTTGGTTCAAAAGGGAAGTAAGAACCTACTTCTAGGTAAAGAACCGTTGAAGTTTCTTTATACCTAAATAAGCCATCCGTCGAACCCCCATTGGCATCTCCGTTTCTTATAAACAACTCATCTAAAGAGTAATGAATACGGGGAGCTGCAGAATAGTCAAGGTTCCCTTCAGAGCTAATGATTTCATAAGTAGTAAAGTCAGATTCATAAACCTCATCAGTATATTTTGTTCCTTTAATAAGGCATAATTTGTATTCGTGAGAATTGTTAGGGTTCGGTTTTTCTTCAGGAAGAGTAGGTTCTAAAGTTGACCGAGGTTCACTCCATATCCTAGGTAGGTATAATGGTTTTCTTGATACGTTTTCATTTTCAGCACTCAAGTGAGGTATCAAAGGATTCCCCCCTTGTTTTCTACATATAAATTTAGCGTAACCCATTTTTAATGCAGAAAAAATTTCCAAAGAAACGCCATTACTATCTTCGCTTTCTAAAGGATTTCCCGCCAAAGCCATTCCGTTTAGAGCTAAGTAAACTTTTTTATCCCCAAAAGATAAAGAGCTATCTCCTGTAGTGTGATTAGATACAGAGTAATCAGACGAATCTGCAGCCATTGAATAAACTAAATCAGAGCTTATAATTTGATTGTTTTTTATCTCTGTTATTAAAGCCTTCTCAGTGAGGTCATTAAACCCATAAATCTCTCCACTAAAATCATAAAAAGCATTGAAAGGTTCTACGCTTATTTCTTTAGACACTTCATTCGTAGTCCAAATCAAATTAAAGCACTTCGTTATTTCAGAAACAAAATCTAAAGCTTTAACATCAGGAAGAATATCTAAATAAGTTACTCTAGGGTTGGAAACAGCCGTGTAAACTACTTTATTCCTACCCTCCATAGCGTATGGCGATTCGCAAATAGCCATTCTAAGGTCTAACTCCCTAACTCTAAACCCGCAATTAAATTTTTGAAAAGTTAAACTTGAAGATTGCGTATTACCACTATCCCTGTTTCTAGTCCCCATAAGGGCGATTACGTGATACTTTTTTCCTTGCTCTAGGTATTGAGTCCTATTTAAAGATACCCTCGTGTTTGTGTAGTCTGTAGATAAAAGCTCCACTGCATTTTCGTCGTACAAATCAAAAGCATTAGCAGACAGCCTTTCATTGTCGATGTAAATATCGTCGTCAGCAAAATCTTCGTCAACCAACATTACAGTCATGAACGTTTTCTTATCGTCATTATTTATACCTGTGTAATTGTCGCCGTGGTAGAATCCAAATTTATTTGATTGAGTGCCATCAACCCTTAATAAATCAAAGTTTATTGCTATATCTAATTTATAGTAATCAGAACTCCCCACTTCTATAACTGATTTACTAACTCCTAGATTATTGTTTTTTAACTTATTCTTTTGATTAACGCTTGAATCATAATAAAGACCTACGCCATTTAGTTTATCCGTAGAACTAATATTTTCATAAGAGTGAGATGAAGAGCTGTCTTGATTTATTATATTAAACTTAATGAAAGCCCAATCAATAAAGTAAACAATATCCTGACCTCCATGCTGTCCTAAGAAATGTCTAGCAGAAATAAAAGGTCTACTTTCTAACAGGCTACCTGAAAAGGCTGAGTTTTGTTTAGTGCCTGCGTTGTTAAGATTGTAATCAAACGAAGCGTCTAAAACTGTTTGCTTAATATGAAAATCAGGCTTATTCATTGATGGAGCTATAACAGCTAACCTACTTACTATATTCCCAAAGTCAATAGAAAAGTCGCCATCAAACTCGCTATCCGCATTAAAGAAGTCGCTATTTAAAGTGTAACCTACTGTTGCGAATATTTTCTCTAAAAGTTTCTTTATAGAAAACGCTGCCTTTATGTTTCCCCAACCAATATTAACTGCGTCAAGATTTTCGGAATCCCGAACCTTCCACTTACCGTTATCAACAAGAGGAAAGAATATTTCAGTGTCTAAACTAGGGTTTAAAGCTGCGCTAGTTATTTCATACTCTGTAATTGGATAAGACTCTGACTTAATAGATTTTAACTCTATCTGTTTAAGGGTTTCAGTCCAACCTGCGTTTCCTGCTAATAGATTAATATCTAGAGAATAAGCACCATTATGGTCTAAAGCAGAGCCTAGAAAGTTTGCGTATCCTTGAAATAGATTTACCCCACCAGCTTTTAACGAAAACTTTTTAGGTTTTATAAAGTTATACCCTCCTTCCCAAGAAAACTTACTAGAGATAGAATTTAATTCATTTTCAAATCCGAAAGCTCGCTTGTTTTTTGAAGTAGCGGGTAGTGATATTGTTTTTGAAAAAGAAGAACTAGAAGCTCCTAATTCTCTAAAATCCTTAACTGTAGATGTCATAGGTATTTCAAAATCCTCAAACAAATCCAAAGAAGTAATCTGAGTATCAGTACCTGTAGTTATAATCCCTTCTATTATTACGTCAGAAACTATACAGTCTAAAGTATTGCTTGCACTATTACTCTTAAACTTTAATTTCAAAAATTTTGAGTTAAGTACTTGAGCGGGGCTAGCTATATTTATTTCAAAATATGTGCCTAGAGAGCTTGAAGATATTAAGTTCTCTACTGTAGAGCCATTTGCGTTAGCGTCGTGAGAAACAATAATTGTATTTCCTGACCCTAAATGAGTGACTAGTATTTTTATTTTAAGAGAGCTGTAAACAACCCCTTGAGTACCTGAAAAGAATGCGGAGATAGAAGCTTCTTTATCGGCAGCTAACAAGGCAAACGTTTGAGCGTTTATACACTTAACCCTTAAAGCTGTATCGTAAGCAGACACGTAAGGGAGGGATGCGTTAAGACTAAGTATAGCTCCGTACTGCTCCATAACAACTCTGCTTCCTTGCTGAGGAATAGCGGACGACACGCTTGAGATTAAAACATCGTTACCCGCTAAAGCAGAACCTTTTTCTGCAGCAGTCTCACTTCTTAATCTAATAAACTCTCCTTCAACAGGAATGCTTACGGTTACTGAGCCTGTAGCATTAAACTCCTCCGACGTTGTATTTTCTCCTGTATCTACTCTTAAATTATCTCCTGAAGCAGAGCTAATAAATGCTGTTACGTTTAAAGTTTGACCTAAAAACCCACTAGGAATAGGTGATAGGGATTCAATTAAAGGAGGCTTAACCCCATTTGAAGGGTCGTACTTATACCTTACAATGTCACTCCCGCCAGTATGTCTAGTTATAAAAGAATTTTGAGAATCAAAAAACTCGATTGATTTTATATTGAACACACCATAAATGTGATTATCATTAAACTCCTTGTCTAGAAATAGGTGCAAATCATTAGAGCCTATCTTTACATTAATTCTTTTTGTAATATCCACTTGTTGAGGAAACCCATCAATATCGTAAATCGCATCATCATCTAAAGGATGAACTCTTTCCGTCTCGTCTGACTTAATTTGCTTAAGGCTATCAAGACCTCCTGCGTTATAAAAGCCGTTGTCATCATGAAAAGGTAGTATTATATTTTCCTTATCTGTTACTAAAGTTTCGTCGGGGTTAAAGCCTGAACCACTTGCAGAATATGAGTGCTCAGTGAAATAAGGCGAAGCCGATGTATTTAATTTTGAGTAGGTAGCCGTGTGCTTCTTTAGCTTTGATGTAGTGAAAATAATAGGAGCGTTAGAATCCTTTTTACTAGTACTAAACAAAATATTGCCCGCAAAGTTAGTAGAAATCGGAGTCTCTAAAGTATTCGCTTGTAAATCTAAATTGTACTCCTCTTCAAAGGCTTGTTCTTGTATGGCGTAATTACTCTTTTCGAATCTAATATAGCTTATTCTAGTGTAACCATTGAAGGTTTGATTTTCTTGAACCTTAATATCAATGCAATGAGATGTTGCGCTTTTGCAAGCCTCAAAAGAAAAATTAAATCTAGAAGTAGTTGGTATTACCCCAACGGCAGCTATTACTTCGTTTGCAACAGTTTTTCTAATCGAACCGTCTGCGTTTAATGCTCGAACACTTACAAGTAGAGAGACGTTAGACTCTCTTAAACAAATAGAAACATGATATTCTTGAGCCTTCTCTAGAGTTATTAAGCTTCTAGCAACAAAGGAAGCTATAGAAGAGTTTAAGTGCCTAATAAGTAAATGCCTTGCGCCTGATGTTCCTCCAACTGAAAGAGGTGTCTGAGAAGATGATGTTGAATTATAGGTCTCGTTGCTAGCCGTTATAGTAGGAAAGAAAGAACCATTAGCTGCGCCTGAAACAACTCCGTTTGTTACTTGATATGAGTTAGCTAAAGCGAGTAACGTGTCGTCAAAATTATGATTATTTACATTCCCGAAGGGGACTCCGTCAGTATAAGCATTTGAAAGGATGTTAGTTGGAGAACCAAGAAGAGGTATCTTATACACTACCTCGAGCTCAACATTAGTTCCTATTACGTGGTTAGGGAAAATGTTTTCTAAAGTTAAAACAACAGGCGGTAGTTGATAGTTAATTGTTTTTTCAGGTAAGTTTACGTAGCTATCAAATGCAGAATCTTCAAGTGTTAGCATCTTTCTTTGCCCCCAAAAAGTAAACTCGCCCTCGTTCTCATACTCGTTTATACTAGGGTAGTACCTGATATTTGCGGTATCAAAGTTAAACGCTAAAAACGCTAGATAACCCGCCTCATTATCAAATACACGAAGGTATCTATTGTTATTATTTACCGTTCCTGTTAGTACTATTGATTGATATTGGGAATTAGCGATAGTGTTAGCAGTTCTAATAGACCCAAAATTAACTCTAGCTGTAGGGTCTAAAGCAAAATTATCCGCAAGAAAAACATTATTAAGGTATTGTTTATTATTTAAATTAATAGAAACTTGTGGGTGGGTACTTGATGCGTTGTTTATTAATTTAGAAGTTAATTTTTTAGCTCTTTCAGCAGTATTTGACGAAGAAGCTCTTCTATTGTAAAGGGTTAAGCTTGGAGCTAATTCATCTACGTCAGCATTGTAGTATGAGTAACCTGTCGAGGAAGCGTCTTCTAACTCACTATTACCGTTTTGAGTTAACCCATTGTTCTCTAAAGTATGTATAGTAAATCTCCAAGAATCTGCGTGGTAAAAAGAAGAGTGAGCATCGTCATCATTGTGAAGAAATTTAGGATTCCACCCTGCGGTAAAATTGGTATTATTTGTAGTCAAAACAATTAAAGACCCTCCTGTAAAGTTAATGGAGTCAAACCCACTGTCTAACCAACTTGAAACTTTACTAAAACCTGCTATTGATGTTTGAACATCCCAATTACTGAATGTAGAGTTCTCAAGAACTATAGCTACAATCGAATTTTCAACTGAACCAAAAGCCGTATCTCCTATTATTATTTCAAATATATTTCTAGCCATAATAATTATCTATTTACTGTAAAGGTGTCTTTTATAAAGGATATTGAGAATTGATCTAAACCTGTAATATCTTGAGATAAAGGAACGGTGTCTGCGTCAATAACCGACACGGGGCAGAACCTACCAACATTGTCATCTCCGATTTCATAAATAAAAACATTCGTGCTTCTATAAAGCTCTGACAACCAACTAGAAGTCTCTTTGTTTATAAGCGCGCTTAAAGTGTAAACCTCTTCCGTAATCCCTCTAGCGACTCCTCTGTTCGATGAGTTTCTTTTAGTGTAATCTTTGTTGGCTGTTTTAAAAACGTCTTTAGTGTTTACGTGAGATATTCCTAGATTAGATTCAAAGGTATAAAAATCTAGCAAATTGTAATCATTAACAAAGTAAATTGTTTGAGCGTTTTTTACTTTCTTGAAGTTTGCATTCGTGGTAGAGTTTATATCTATTATCTCAAACTTTAACGGATTACTAAGTGCTGAACTTCCTGCCTTAGTTATTCTTGCCGTAAAGCCCCCTTTACCCATTCCCGCAATGGTAGTATTGGTTGCGCTTAAAAGCAGGAAGCTGTCAGACACGCTTAAGTTCACTGTTTTTATTGTGTTTGAATTTACAGCCATTACCGCTTGAGGGGTAGCGTTGAAAACAGAATTAGCGCCTGAGTTCTTTGTAGCATTAATCGAAATTTTTAATTCAGAATCGTTATTCTGAGCAAGAATTGATAAGCCTAGAGGAAACCCTACAGGTATCTTCCTTGTTATAGATGAGGGGCAGTTGGTTAGGAATTTATAAAAATCATGCCCGTTAGAATTTACTACTATAGCCGAATCCATTCTCCAGCCTGAAAGTTTAAAAGAAGCGGGTAGCGTGTTGCTGTGCTTGTTAGCGTTGATTTCTCTATTAGGTATTTCTATATCGCAAACCATTAAGCTGCCTGCAGGGGTATTAACCTCAGCGTCATCTTCATTTAGAGTTAGGACACCTGTTACCGTATCAACATACCAACTCCTAGCTGAAACTGAGTAATTTTTAATTAACAAAAAGCTAGCCTCTCTATCTATTCCTCGTTGACCGTTTACCGTAGAAAACAAGTCATCGTAAGTATCTTTAGGTATTGCGCTTTTTAGAATTGAAGAAATGTCAAAAGTAAAAATCGGAGAGCTTACAGTACTACCAACATCTCTTCCTTGAATTAACGGAACGCCTATCTTAGTTACTACACTCGAAACAACTTCTTTAACTTGGATTTGAACTAAGGTTGTATTTGGGGTTCCTGAACCTTGATACGATACAAGTATTGGTCTATTACACGTTTCTATCGCTTTCGTAGCTATTGAAGAGGTGGAATTTGTTAATGCTATATTTTGAGCCATAGTATTTTATTATTTAAAAAATGTTTTTACTTCCCCATTCGATTCTCTTGAAAACGATAAAGATTCTTGAGACAGTCCTTTAACTACTGCTAGCAAATCTTTTCTTGCTAAATTTCTTAACCTCTTCTTTTCTTCGTTCCAAACGATGTCTAACCAACCTATATTATGGTCGTTATAAGTTTTAAACCCCTTTTTTTGAATACTTCGAGCTATAAGATAAGCGGCTTGTTTCTTCTTCATAAACCGACCCTTTTTATCTCTCCCTGCTTTTATTCCTTTATCATCCATCCAACGCATTATAGCATCTACAGGAGGCATCTTTTTAGGGTGTATATTCTTGTTTAAAAATCTACCATACCCCTTTAGCATTACCTCAAATCCTGCTATTAAATTACCCTTATCATCAAATCCTTTCGTAAGCTTACCTTTAACGGAATTGAGGAGTTCTGAAGAAGCAATATTATTTCTAGAAGATAATGACTTCCTAAGCTTAGTAGTAAAAGAGCCTGCGTAACCCGCGACTCTTCTTCTTAATTTATTATAAGCCTTTACTTTATTTAAAGACATTTTATAAAGTTTTAAGTTTATTCATAATTAAAGTGACATTAGAAGGGCTTACAGCTTCATCGTATATAGCTAAGGATTTTAACTTACCTGCAAAGCCTTGAAATATAAAGTTTTCGTTAAGCTTTGTTGCGCCAAAAATAAACTGAGAATTAGATATTACGTCATCTCTGAAGTTAGATAATTCATGAGAGCCTGTTTCAGTATAAAGTATTGTTTTCTGATTTGCGTGGTCATTAACTAAAGCTATAACTTTTAATTCAGAAGGGTTCCCGTAAGGTCTTAAGTCTACAGAAGAAAAAGATTCAGTAGTCGCCGATGTATCATCATCCACTAGTAATTCTAAATTTCCTTCTCCTCCCCCTCCTGTTTTCACTCTAGCTCTAAAAAAATCTAATTGGGCGTCTTTACTGAACGAGAATAAAGTCATGCTGTCATTAACTGCTTCTTGAGATATAAAAACTTTTGCGAAAACAGTAAAGCTTGCGCTGCTAAAACTGATAGAAGGAATTTGAAGCGCCTCGCTGCTCGAGAAAGTTACAGGGCTTTCAAAAACAAAATCAGTCCCATCAAAAGCAACAATATTATCACTACGTAAGTGAGTCATGTTTAAGGAAGAGCCTAAAGGTTTTGTTGGAGTCCAAGCAATAGAATTTGAGTTAACTAAAACCCCGCTAGCTGCGTTGTAAAAAGCTTTTAAGTTTGATTCGTAAGGAAGCGCTACAGGTGATGAAGCTACTGAAAATCCTAAAGATGAAGGGGCTAAGAGAGTCAAGGTAACTTTAACGCCTTTAGTGAGGTCAGCCCCAAACTTGGTAAGCCTTTCTACTTGAAGCGAGTCTTCGTTTAAAATATACTCTCCATCTCTTGTTGCTAAAATCTTATTCATCATTTGATGAAACAAAGACATGCAGTCGTCGTACAAGCTTAATGAGTGATAATCGCTGTGAGTTCTGCTTTCAGGTTTTAATATAAAACAAACCAACTCATACTCCTCGTAAGCTCTATTTATATCTGACACCTTAGAATTTGGTGGTTCAATAATGCACACAGGGTAATTGTAATTGTTTATTTTATTTATTTCGCTTTCGTCAAACATATATAATTCATTCAATCCTGAAGTGTTTGAAACAGCGGTATTGAAATCGTTGTATATGTGTTGTAGGCTTTTGTAATTCATAATGTATTACTTATATTTTTTACTTTGCTCTTCGTTTATTTCGAAATCGTAGTTAGCTTTACACGCAAGATACGAAAGATATTGAAAAACATCTGAAATGTTTGTATATAAAACACTGTCAATCGGAGTCTTGTCAGGTCTTTTAAATATATTACCCTCCGCCAATTCATATAGCGTTTTAATCCACCCAAGGTGGCTAAAATTCTTTTTATATATGGCAGATTCTTTTCCTTTTGCCGAGCCTCGTATATTAGGTATGCTAGACTGTAAATCTTGGATTTCTTTGACAAAAAAAAAGAGAAGTCTAATGCTATTGATATAGGAATATCCTCAAACCTCTTAGCTAAAAGGTCTCTATCTTTATTCTGCCAATCGCCGTCGAGCTCTATTGTGTGAGCTAATTGATGAGCTAGATACATTACGGAGTTTGGGTCTGTATTTTTAACGTAAAACTCAGACTGAACCGCCTCTAAGTATTGACCGTAGTTGGTGTTAACCCTAAGCCCATCAGGTAAAGTGTATTTTATTCCTTCAAACTCGAATGACTTAATGTCTTCACTTTCTCTTTCCTCTTTTAAGAAGTTTAAGGATTGATGGTATTCTTCAATTAAAGCTATCGGAAGCTTAAGCACCTCATCTCTACTTAAACCTGAAAATATAGTGCAAGAATCTATCCTAATTTTAGCATCTAATCTGTCTAGAAATTCGTCAGTTATATTTTCATTCTCTTTAATCGACTCTCCGTATTTAACGCAAGCCTTGTTGTAGTCCGAGAACTGTCTTAATGTAACTGCATCCCAACTTGTAGGAAATTTCATTTCTTTGCTCATGTTTGTTTATCTAAATGCACTTATTCGTTTTCCTTTACCGTATAAATCTAAAGCTATCTGCAAGCAATCCACCATGTCGTCGTGGCGAGCGTTGGGGAATTGAGCGCACTGAGAAAGGAAATTGTCATTCCACATTCCCTCTACGATGTTAACCCTCCCCGATTCTATTATATTTACAACGTCAGTTATCCTAGCCACCTTGTCCTTGGACGGAGGCTTTGATTCTATAATGTTTAATCTAGTATTCCTCTTTAATGTTTGAACTATAGACTTCCCGCTAGCTTTTGGTTCTACGTAAATCTTAGAGCGTCTATCGTAGCCATTTCTTTCGCAGAAAGTTTGTATATACTTTACTAGTTCAGGGAACTCCATGTACTTCTCTTCAACACATCTAATGTAATACTCGTTCTCGTATATAGAGTAGCACAGTAAAGCCGAAGGGTCGTTGTTTTCTTTTGACGTGTAAGCAGGGTCTATAACAAAGTTCCAAGTCATAAGGTATTCATCACTCAATGTTTTTACGACATTAAACCAATCCTTCTTTATTATCCCACCGTCGGCAGGAGCGGGCTGTTGTTGAAGCTGACCTGCGTATTCATAGCTACCTAATTGGTATTTATAATCTTGTAGTATTTTCCTAGAAAACCTAGTATCCCAAAACAGTTCATTCCTATAGAATTTAAGGAGTCCTTTAGGACTCAAATTTTTTGAATATTCCGCAGGTATGCAAACATGTTTATAAGAGTCAGGATTATTACTTAAAAGGTATCCGCTTAAATCATCCTCATGCAGTCTTTGCATAATTATTATCCTCACGCCTGTTCTAGGGTTGTCTAAGCGACTATAAAGAGTGGTGTTATACCAATCGTTAGCCTGAGTCCTTTCGGCTTGTGAGGCGGCTTGTTTTGGGCTTATAGGGTCATCTACTATTATGATAGATGCACCTGCTCCTGTCACAGTACCTCCAACCGAAGTTGCTCTACGATTTCCTGTGTGGTCGTTCACATAATGGTGCTTAGTATTTTGGTCGGGCTTTATAACAAACAAATCTCCCCAATTGTCTTGAAACCATTTACTTTGTATAACATCCCTTGACTTAGCGCTATGCTCTACGCTTAGTGAAGCAGAATAAGAAGCTGTTATGAATCTTAGCTTAGGGTCTTTAATCCAGCACCAAACAGGGAAGAGTATCGTACACATAAGAGATTTAGATGCACGAAAAGGGACGTTTATGATTAAGTCTTCTGTTTTAGGTTTATCGGCTATGATTCTTTCAGCCTCCTTCTGTAGAAGTTGGCAAACATATTGATGATGCCAATTAATATCTAACTGAACAGCAGGCTCAACAACTTTAAACGCTTCCTTGAAAAATTCAAAGTAAGACATTTCGCAGAGCTTTCTCCTTAGAGCCTCTGCCATTTCCTTAGTTGGAGCTGTGTTTAACTGATTCAATTTTTATATTTTTTCTAAATAGATGGTAGTACCTGCTAATACAGTTACGGTTGTGTTAGAAGCAGCCTGTAAGGAGAAGTGAAGCACTTGCCTTGAGTCAGTAATAGTTAATAAGTCTACGAATGAGAAGTCGCAAAAAGCTCCGTTGTTAGTGAATTGGCGTTGAACTACTGCATTTCTTCCAATATTACCTTTGATTGTAACAGGGTTATTTGCATTAGCATTTGCAATTACATTTACTTGAACCTTATAAGTTCCTGTACTTAAGCTGCTAAACGTAATTCCATTTCTCGAATCAATAGTCACAGCGTGGTTTAAAACAGGAATAGACGGGTTGGTTGAACCAATTCCTAAACCAGACTCTCTTGCTACTATATTGCTAGCGTTAGAAGTTAGCCTTATAAAGCAAGGAGATAATCCTTTCTTAGCTGTATTAGCTGTAATAGCTGAAGTCTGCCCACTAGTTATACCTGTCTTAGCTGTATTAGCTGTAATAGCTGAGGATTGAGAAGAGCTAATTCCGTTTTTAGATGTGTTAGCTGAAATAGCTGATGCTTGAGATGAAGTTATACCTGTCTTGCCTTCATTTAAAGCTGAAAGGTTACACATAGCATTCATATCATCTCTTAAGTTTTCAATAACATCTATTTCGTCAGGCTCTCTTCCTATTCTGCCCTCGTCATCAATTAAAGGTGGTCTAGTTCCTATAGCTGCTTTGTATATAGGGTCAGTGGTCTTTTCTCTTCTTGCTACTGCCATTTTTATAAGTCTTCAAAGTTTATATCCTCAACACTTCCTAATCCTTCGCCTAATAATTTTTTTAGGTCTGCGGTTGTCGTGTCTTCAGTTAAATTAATTTCTATTTTATGTGACTTCTCTTCGTTTATCTGAGCCGCTAGCAACTTAGGCGTAACGTAAGGAAGTAATTTTACTATGCAATCTATGTAATCTTTGGCGCTTCTATCTCTAACTTCAGCTAAAGCTTTTTTTATTTCAGAAGTACTACCTTGTAAGGCTAATGCAAGAGTTTCTCTAGTAACTTTTGTTACCTTATTACCTGAGCCCTTAGTTCTTCCGCTAGGATTCCCGCTTTCGCCTTTTTTAAATTTTGTTATTCTCCTGCCTTCAGACATTAATACTTTGGTTTAGCTTTTGCTTTAGGTTTAGTGTGACTCCATCCTTTTGCTTTAAGGGCTAAATGCTCTTTATTAGTCTTTGCCGTCTTAACTTGACCTGACTTGCTGTACATTTTATGTGGTAACTTCATAATTATTTTTTATTTTTTTTAGAACCTGCCTTGTATTTGTTTCTAGCTCTGTTAGTAGATGCTTTTTCTTTAACTAATTTACCGCTTTTAGTGTGAGACATGTCTAATCCGTCTCCATTGCCATAAGTTCCTGCTTTTCTGTTAGCTTTAACTAACTCAGCCCGCCTTTTCTTTCTTGCGGGGGTTGCGTCGTACTTTTTATCGTAAGCCGCCTTCGTTTTTCTAGAAGCGGGACTCTTCTTATAATTTGTTGCAGATTTCTTTAACGCCATAGTATATCATTTAAAAAACAAATGTAAGAAAAAAAATCGTAAATCCCTTGACTTTATGCAAATAAAAGTATAACTTCGCTCGAAGTATTATCTGAGTCTTTACGAAGCAATCTAAAAACAAGGGCGCACTGTATTCTTTTTACTAATCAGCCCTGACTATACCCCCTTTATACTTTTTTATACCTATTTACACCCCTCTCAACACTTAGTACATTTACCTCAACACTTTAGAAGAAGTCACAATTTCTGTGATTTGGCTAAAAACGCCCACCATTATATCGACGGTTCTATATATGTAGGAAGGGGTATGTCATTGATTGTCAGGAAGTTAACCTAGTAGAGCATCATATATAGGTTCCTCAATACGTTGATCAAAATGTCGCTTTATATATCTAGATTGTTATATACTTTGCTGTTTTTGTGTTGATACTTTTCTGTTTTCAGCAGGACTCAAATAGGACAATGTAGCCCCTTTTTAGCCACGTACAACCCTCATCTATTCCTTTGTATGTTAGTACCCCCCAAACACCGAAGTCGTATTAGGCGCGCTTAAAATGAGTTTAAGTATATCTAGAAAACCATATTCATTGAATAAGCCTCTCTCCTGCACTTTAAAAAATTTCGTATGCCTACATATACAAGGTGTTGAGATACGCTCTTAAATGAAAAAACCCAGTGATAGCCTACGTTGTAGCCTTATTTAGAATCTGCCCAAAACAAAAAAACTTTCGCTCTGCAGCCCTTACTACCAGTACAATCGTTATTTTTTTCATTCTAAATAAGCCTTAATTCAACTAAGGTGCTTGCGTATGTCAAAGTGTTTAGGTATGTTTACGCTAGTTCTTTGAATCTCTGCTACGCTCCGCCTTACTGTTGTATCGCGCTAGCCATATATGTAGGTTCTTATATATCTAACCAACCAAATATCTTAATTATGAATACCATTTCGCAAAGAATTTTAAATCTTATTGCCGAGGGCAAAAAAGAAGTCGCTAGAAAGTTAGCCGATGAGTACTTGAAAGCTACCAAATGTACGCCTTTAAACTCTACTATTAATCAAACTTTAGATAACTAATTATGAAGACATCAGACAAAAGAATTATCGCGCTTATTAGTACTTCAAGTCGCTCAATAGCTGAAGAAACTGAGTTAAAAAACTTAATGCGAAACGGCGCGAGCGCAAGCGCTGACAAAGTTAAGGTGCAAAAAGAAAAGCGAACTATTCAGTTAGAAAAAGCGAATAAGAAAATTAACGCGATTATTCGCGAATGCGCAAAAGAAATTCAAGCTATTTACTTGGATAACGATATTTGTATCGAAAAGCGAAATTTAAATTTTAGTTACTCCGCTAAAGCGACTTCGAAGCCGAGCGCGAAGAACTCAAAAAGCGCATTACCACTTATTCAAAAGCGCAAGAAAGTTGAGTCGAAAAGTAAAGAATTCAATGAAAGAGCCGTCCTAATCGCTAAAGATATAAAAAGCTTAGCGAACGCTTGAATAAAGCACACATTCAGATAACTAAATAGGTGGGCATGCGCTCACTTATTTTTTTACCCAAAAACCGCCTTGTATATTTTCGCAGGCGCGC